CATGATCCCCTTTTTCACCGCCGTGATGAGCGCATCGGGGTTCGACTGAAGCGGCGCAAGGCTCACCTCTAGCAGTTTCCACCGTGAGTACACCGTATGAACGCGCTCGCCGTACCGCTTGCGATCCGCGTCGATTGCCTTGCGTACGCCGCCGTCCTCCGGCATATAGCCGACCGAAACAGCGTTTACGATCCCTTGCGCGACGAGCGCCGCCGCGACCTCGGGGAAGAACTCGCCTTGGTATCCGTCCGGTCGCTGCGCGAACGTGAAGTCCCCAACGATGGTCGATTCCTTCCGCTTCAGCCCGTTGCACCTACCAACTGGCTGTGCGTAGTCGTGATTCCAGAAGAGCGTCGGGTTGCGGTCGAACTCGGTCGAATTCATGCCCTGCGGGATCAACACCTCACCGTCACGGTCGAGAGTTTCCGCCGTGATTACTGCTGTGAATCCTCGCGCGGTTCCCTTCAGTTCAGCCGCGAGCGCCTTGCGTACGAGTGTGTCCGTCATTGGTTGCCTTCCTGTTCCGTGATGCGTCGTGCTGCTGCGGCCAACTCGTCTGCCTTGATTTCTTGGTAGATGGATTCCAAATCGTCATCCAGTAGAGGTTGCATGGAGCAGCGGCAGTTCGGGTGAAGCGGTGCGCCCTTGATGTCTTCGTAGTCGAGCACCATAGAGCCGCCGTCCGCACCAGTGAGAACGCTGCCCTTCGTGAAGAACGCCTCATCTAGTCCGATTGCATTCGTCTCGTAGACCTTCGCCACCGCCTCACAGAACTCGCACGGATCAGGCGCGAGAAGCCACGTCTTGCCGCGAACCAAGCCGGTGGACTTCCACGCCTCGACTTCCGCGACACGCGCGGCGCGTTGCGCTTCCGTTCGCGCAACCGTGGTAGCGCGGCTCCAAGTGCCGTCTTGATCCTTCTGCGAATCAGCCCACGTTTGGACGCGCTCCGCAAGTTTGTCTACGTTCTCGCCTTTCTCCAAGCCATCGCCCAAGATGTCGCGCACGCGAACCGCCGTCGTTTCCGTGACACCGGATGCCGTCTGACGCGCGAGCCGCACGGATTCCGTGTCCGCGTATCGCGCCAGGTCGTCGCGCTCCAACTGGAAATCCACCTCGGTAGCCACATTCGCCACCGTGTCGATACCGATTGTCGCGCCAGTTGTGATCGCCTCGCGCAGATACGGCGACAGCGCCGCGACGATTTCGCGCTGATAGCCGCGCGCGCGTAGCACACGTTCCGCGCGCGTAATCAACTCTTGCGACGGTCGTTCCGCCGCCTTGAGCAGCGAGAGGATTTCGGAAACTTGCTTATCGAACACCGCAGAGACAGCCTTCGCGGCCTCCTCTTCGTTCTTGTTGATCTTGCGCGATTCACTCTCCGCGCTCTTCGTGTGTATCCCATCGGATACACCGGATTCCCACATTGCCTTCTGTGAAATTCTGCGTGCAGATTTGCAGCCACACCCGCAAGACTTCTTCTCGTGCGCCCGGTCGAACTCCTCCACCTTACGACGCGCCCACGAGAAGCCCTCGTCGCCACCCCAACCGTTCCACGCTTGCCAACCCTTGCCTTGGTCGTCCCAAGTCTCGCCCTGCTTGTCCACTTCGTGGCGCTCAAAGTAGGCGAGCATACGCCGGATGGTGTCCTCGCTCAGATTCGCGCGATTCGACAGATCACGCGCGCGCGCAATGCCAACCTCGGTCATGCCGCGTTGGGATTCCGGCTTCGACTCGCGCACCTCAAGCGCCCGCCGCGCGTTCGCGGCGACAGACTCCGGCGGCTTCGTGTCGATGCCTTCGACGGCCTTACCGATGGCCTCCTCTAACCCCTTCCCCTCGCTGCACATGGCGTACGCGATTGCCACCGCTTGATCCTGCGGGTAGCCCTCGTCGAGCAACTTCGGAATCTTCGCGCTCACGCAGTCGCCTAGAGCGTCCTTCGTTTCGATGGCCTTTGCCACAACTTCCGGCGCGTCGGGTGATTCTTGCACTGGCGCGAGTGAGCGCGGAACAATCGGATCGAATATCGCATCAATCGTCTCGCGCGGAATTGCAGGAAACGCCGCCGCTGCCATTGATCGAACACTGTCGAGCGGAAGAATCCCGCTTGCCGCGCTCGTCGCCAGTTCCACAAGGCTCGTAACTTGCGCTCCATTGAGCGCACTTGCGGCAAGGTCTTCTGTAACGGTCTGCTCGTTTTCCATTGGCGCAGATTGCGTCGGTTCATTAGGACGCTGCGCCATAAACGGAATCTGCGCGCCCGCTCCTAGAACCTGACCGTTGATGAGCAACCGATCCGCGTTCGGGTCTTCGATTGGCTCTAGCCCCTCCTGCTGTCGCGCCTCGTTCGCCGTGATGATCCCGCCTTGAACGTACGTCAGGCGCTTCGTGGACTCCTGCACCTCGTCGCGCTTTACCGGGTTGTCGTACGCAAGGAACGCGTCCTCTTCGATACCGAACAGCGGCAAGAGGGACTGATTCAACACCTCTTCATCCATGCGACACGCGGGGAGGATCGTCGTTTCCTTCCACGACGCAAAGCCAACCTCAGCACTTGCTAGGTTCGGATCGTTCGCACGAAGCATCGACACTGGCACACCGAAGATTGCCGCGATCTCCTCAACGATCTCCTCGCGTCCTTCCAAGTCCTTCGGTGGGAACGAAAGCGGCTTCAAGTCAACGTCACCAGTGACGGCAAGGAACTTGCCCGTTTTCTGCGTCCCGCGAATCTTGTTCTCTACTTCCGCCGTGAACCGATCCAACTCCGCTTCGCTCGCGTTGCCCTTGATGACGGCGAGATAGTCCGGTCGGCTCTTGTTCTTGAAGAAGAAATAGTCCATCTCGTGCAATGCTTCGTTTGAAGTCACAGCACCCCACGCGGCCTCGACCTTGCCGAGTCCGTAGTACATATCGCGCGGGTTCGGATACTTGAAGTGGATCACCTCTTCCGGCGTGAAGTCGGTCTTCTGGTGATCGCTCGACCCGTAGCGGAAGCCTCGCACGAACGGCTCCCCTCGCGCGCCGTCACCCGGCATGATTTCGACCCACTGGCTAGGCATCGTCCACAGTTCAGCGGGGATACCGAGCCGACGATCAATCACCGGATGAACGTACGCGTTGCCCGTCAACTCCAAGTAAAGCACGCGCAGGACGGTCGCGTCAAATCCGTTCTGGTACGGGTTGACTCGCGTCAATAGGTCGAGCAGAGGATGGGTGTCCGTGACGGCTTCGTAGTCGTCGCCGAACTCCGCTGCTTTCGACATCGCAAACCGCGATGGGAGTTGCGCGAGATCGCCGGATAGATACGCCTTCGTGCGGCGATCCGTCCTGCGCGTGTTCCAAAGTTTCGCGCCAGTTCCGCGCGAGCGCACGTAGAGCCGGAGCGGCTGCGAAGCGACAGCGATAGCGTTCAGACGCGCCGCCGCGTAGACCCACGACGCGCAATACTGAACCGCTGCCTTGTGGCTGAAGTCGGGACGCTTCACCTCGCGCCCAAGGAACGTCATGCCGCTAGCCGACGTGAAGCGCGGCGGCTTGTCGTCGGTGAACGCCGTCTTGGTGAGTACCGCTTTGATGCGTTCAAGTAGATTCATATCACTCTCGTAAGGAGCGGCTTTCGCGCGCGTCGTGCATGGACGGCAAGTGCCAAGGCGCATACGCCGTCATCGTGTCCCGCTGTCGCCTCGTACGCGACGTGCTTTCCGGAGTATCGGTATCCGAAGCCCTCCAGTTCCGAGCGCAGCCACCCATCCGGGTATCGAATCTCGCGCGTTTGTATCGAAATCTGTAGCCCTTCCATCAGTTGTTGCTTGCTCTGCGACGTGAACTTGAAGCCATCGACGCGACGGCAGACGCGCTTCAAGTCCTCCACAATCGGATCGCCCACGCCGGTTGAGTCGATCTGCGCGGGCTTGTCCCCGATGATCTTCGCCAACTTCTCCCGCGTGAGTTGCCACGGCGCTTGCCATCGGTCGAGGTGTGATACCGCGCCGTCCGCGTCGAGTCCGACGATTACGGTGTAGTCTTGGCTCTTGGCAAGATCGACCCCGTAGCACTCTGCCGGACGCGTCGAGAGCAGCCCGACGCACTCGCGGATCGCGTCAAGTCCGAACGGGTTGCCGCCGTCCTCTGCGGGGATTCCCTCGTACTCCTGCGCGAACACTTCCGGCGGCAGCGAACGCCGCGCAGCCTCGACTTCCTTTGGGTCAATGTGCGGGTTGTGGCGCGTTCCGATGCGGAACGCTCGCATCGTGCCAGTTGTGTCGCT